GTGAAAGCCTCGATACCCGTAGGCAAGTGGAACGCCCAGTATATGCAAAATCCAACAGCCGAAGAAGGGGCGATAATTAAAAGGGAGTGGTGGAATGTTTGGAATCGTAGTGAGCCACCTACCTGTTCCTACATCATACAGTCATACGACACGGCTTTTACTAAGAATGAGCGTTCTGATTATAGTGCTATTACTACTTGGGGTATTTTTACTCCCATCGAGGGGGAAGGAGATGCCATCATCTTGCTTGATGCCGAGAAAGGCAGATGGGATTTCCCAGAACTTAAACTTAAAGCACAAGAACTGTGCGAAGCATATGATCCTGACATGATTCTTATAGAACAGAAAGCAAGTGGCACCCCGCTTACTCAAGAGCTCAGAAGAATGGGCGTGCCAGTTACGCCTTTTACACCAAGCAAAGGTGCAGACAAGTTTGCTCGTATGAACGCCTGTGCACCAGTGTTTGAGAGTGGCATGGTGTATAGACCTGATGCTAATTTTGCAGAAGAAGTTGTAGAAGAATGTGCAAGTTTTCCACATGGCGACCATGATGACTTGGCAGATTCAATGACACAGGCTATACTAAGATTTAGGCAAGGTGGTTTTATCACTACGCCAGACGATGAAGAGTTTGAGCCAAACTACAGAAGAAAGATGGAGTATTACTAATGGCAGTATCAAAAGACCCTTTAAAGAGCGTAGCTCAAACTATTCAGACAATTGCTAGTGGCAAAACTGGTATCAAGTCAGTTGATAAACAGAAGAAGAAAGATGCCTTGCTTACAAAGAATTTGAAAAAACTAGCAAAAAGGACTAAAGTTAAAGCAAAGCCACAAAAGTTTGATATTACAGCAGATTCAAAAAGTCCGTTTAGTGTTCAAAAACAAACAATTATGATGAGTGGTGGTGGAGAGGTTGTTAATATGACTAAATCAAGAATGGTTAACCCAGAAACAGGAGAGTAATATGTCAGAAAGATCAATTATCAAAGTTGAAGATGGTAAAATAAAATATACTGGCAAGATAAAACTACCAGATGGAACAATTAGAGTTCAGCCAGAGGGTGGTATTAAATTTATTAAAAATAAAAAAGATGGTGGATTAGCAGAGGCGATTGAAAAGGTTAAGGCTAAAGAAATGGAAACTGGTGGTGAAGCGGTTCCAAAAAAGTTTAAAGGGTTTTCAAAACTGCCAGAAGCTGTGCAAGAAAAGATGGACCCAGCATTAGCGAAAAAGTTTGAAGATGGCGGACCTGTTAAGATGGGTTCAGGTGGTGGTGTCTGTAAAGGCATGGGCATCGCAAGAGCAGGTGGAAAGTTTAAGCTTAGATAATTATGGCTATTGAAAAAGTAAATGGTGTAGAAAACCCAGAACAACCACAAGGTATTCAAGTTCCTTTACCTGAAGCAGAGATTACTCCAGGCGTAACTGAACTTGATGATGGGTCTGCTATTATTGGCGAAATACAAGAGCAGATAGAAACTACTATGCCAGTTCCTTTCAATGCAAATTTAGCAGAGTTTATTGATGATGCTGATTTAGGCGTTGTTTCCAGTGATCTAGTTGGTGCGATTGATGATGACATTTCATCAAGAAGAGATTGGGAGGAACAGTACAAAGGTGGCTTAGAATTACTTGGAATGAACTATGAAGACAGAGCAGAGCCTTTTGAAGGTGCATCTGGCGTTGTTCATCCATTATTAGCAGAAAGCGTTACACAGTTTCAAGCACAAGCTTATAGAGAAATGTTACCAGCTAGTGGACCTGTTAGAACACATATTGTTGGTGCAGAAAGTCCAGAACTTCTAGCACAAGCAGAGCGTGTTAAAAATTATATGAATTATCAAATAACTTACGAGATGGAAGAATACGATCCTGAATTAGATCAAATGTTATTTTATCTTCCAATCGTAGGCTCAGCATTTAAAAAAGTTTATTTTGACCCTTCTATGCAGAGAGCTGTTTCTAAATTTGTTCATGCAGAGGACTTAATTGTTCCTTACAATGCAACAGATTTAAAAACATCTACACGCATAACTCATGTTGTTCGTATGGGCAAAAATGAGATTAGAAAGTTACAACTTCAAGGGTTTTATAAGGATATAGATTTACCTTCATCAGATGGGAGTAGTTATGATGAAGTCAAAGAAACAATAGACGATATTCAAGGTGTAGGAAAAGGCACAAGCGACAACGAAGAAATAACTTTATATGAAATTCACACAGATTTAGATTTGGTGGGGTTTGAAGACACTGGTCAAGATGGAGAACCTACTGGATTGAAAATGCCTTATGTCGTCACAATAGTGGAGAAATCTGGTGAAGTATTATCAATCAAAAGGAATTTCAATGAAGGTGATCCGTTCCGTAGGAAGATCCCTTATTTTGTTCATTATAAGTTCTTACCTGGTCTTGGGTTTTATGGCTTTGGCCTTACTCATATGATAGGTGGATTATCAAGAGCATCAACATCAATACTTAGACAATTAATTGACGCAGGTACTTTGTCTAACTTACCTGCAGGGTTTAAAGCAAGAGGTGCAAGGATTAGAGATGACGAGTCTCCACTAAATCCTGGCGAGTTCAGAGATGTAGATATGGTTGGCATGGATTTGCGTCAAGCAATTATGCCTTTGCCATTTAAGGAGCCATCTCAAACCTTGTATTCTTTACTTGGAACGCTTATCGACTCTGGTAGACGCTTTGCATCAATGGCTGACATGAAAGTTGGTGAGATGCAAGGCAACGCACCAGTTGGAACCACAATGGCTATTATGGAACGTGGCACAAAGGTGATGTCTGCAATTCATAAACGATTACATTATTCACAAAAGATAGAATTTAAGTTATTAGCTAGAATATTTGCTATGGATGTGCCTATGTATCCATATCAAGTACCAGGAGCACCACCAGAAATAAAACAAACAGATTTTGATGATCGTATAGACATACTGCCAGTTTCTGATCCAAACATATTTTCTATGTCACAACGTATTGCTTTAGCACAAACACAATTGCAGTTAGCACAAAGCAATCCAGATATTCATGGGCCGAATGGAATGTACCAAGCTTATAGAAAAATGTATGAAGCATTAGGGGTTACGAACATAGAGGCTGTGTTACAACCTCCCCCACAGCCAATGCCCATGAATCCAGCAAAAGAAAACCAAGAGGCACTTAAAGGCGGAAGTCTACAAGCTTTTCCAGAGCAAAATCATCAAGCACATATTACAGCTCATTTAGCTATGATCAGCACGCCAGTTGCACAAGCTAATGCTGCAATACTTATGACATTGCAAGGACATATATCTGAACATATTGCCATGATGTCTGAAATGCAGGCACAACAAGAAGTTATGGCATCTATTCCTCCAGAGCAACAAATGATGATGCAACAAGATCCAAATGCTATGAAAACAATACAAGATCAAGTGGCATCAAGAAGTGCAGAAATAGCGGCAGAAATACAAGAACAATATGCTCAAGCATTAACTCCTCCGCCAAGTGAAGACCCACTTGTAACAATCAGAAAACAAGAGTTAGCGTTGAGAGGGCAAGAGATTGCACAGAAACAAGACCAGTTTGAGAAAAAGCAAACACTTGATAAAGAAAAAGAGAGAAATGATGTGCTTCTTGATCAACAAAGGTTAGATCAACAAGAAGAAATAGCGGCTCAAAGAGATCAAACTCAAAGAGATATCGCTGCAATGAAAGCAATGAAAGGATAAATTATGGTTAGCTCCGTTAGAGAAAAGATATGGCAAGTTGAAAAAGAGAAGAAAAGGCAAAGAAGATTAATAAAAGAGGGAGTGCTAGATGCCGTTGAAGAAAGGCAAAAGCCAAAAAACGATCAGCCAAAACATAAGGAAGTTGAGGTCGGAGAAATATCCTCAGAAACAAGCAATAGCGATAGCATTGTCGACAGCGGGGAGATCCAAGCCAAAATCAACAAGCCGAAAAAGAAAGCGAAAAAAGCCAGTAAAAAAGCGTGATGGTGGCATCATCAAAAAGTTTTCTGAAATAGCAAAACCACAAAAATTTAAGGGTATATTCTAATGCTCGATCCCGCTTCAATTGGCATAGCTATAACGGCAGCTAATACGGCGTTCAACGCAATCAAAAAAGGTTTCGCCGCAGGGCGTGAAATTGAATCTATGGGAAAAGATTTAAGCCGTTGGATGGGTGCCGTTTCAGATGTTGAGAATACTGAGAAGACTGCAAAGAATGCTTCACCACTTAGAAAGTTGTTTAAAGGCAGAGAGATAGAAGCTTCTGCAATAGAGGCTTTTACAGCTAAGAAAAAACTTGAAGCACAACGTCAAGAACTTAAATCATTTATCAATTTTCACTATGGAGCCAATTCCTGGAATGAGATTCTTCGAATGGAAGCGGAGATAAGAAAGAAACGAAAAGAGGAGATTTATGAGAGGCAGGAGCTTATAAGAAAGATATGGGAATATGTTGGCTGGTTTGTTTTGTTTTGCACAGTAATAGGTTTTGTGTTTTTACTTGCTTGGATGTATAAGGAAAATAGAAGATGAAACAAAAAAAATTACAAGACAAATCTAAATATGCTTCTTACGATATCAATCAAGACGGAATAGTTAGCGATGACGAGTTTGAGCATATGGCAGAGATCAAAAGACTTGAGCATGATTTACGAAAGCAAAGAGCTCAAAGACGTATGGCTACTGCTAGTTTGGTTGCTATGGCTACTTTTACTGCTGCGATGTTTTTTGTCGATCTCGACAGAGTCAAAGCACTTGCCGATATTAGTAATCTGTTTTATATCACTGGCGGTGGCATCGTTGCTGCATATATGGGAGCATCTGCGATAATGAATAGAAATGGTAAATAAATGGCAAAAAAAGATCCAAAAACTGGTACAGGCAAAAAACCTAAAGGTTCTGGCAGAAGACTCTATACTGACGAAAATCCAAAAGATACTGTTAGTATTAAATTTGCAACTCCTGCTGATGCTCGTGCAACAGTTAGAAAGGTTAAAAGAATTAACAAGCCTTACGCTAGAAAAATTCAAATCCTTACTGTCATGGAACAAAGGGCAAAAGTGATGAAAAAAAATGAAGTTGTTCAAATAGCAAAAAAAGCAAAAGAAGCTTTAAAAAAATCAAGAAAAACATGAGTGCTTTTTTATTAACTTGTTTTTTAAACATGAATGTAGACGCAAAAATTTACTTTAAAGACGTAAATGATTGCTTGTATTACGCTGAAAAACTTACTGAACAATCTGTACAAATACCAGAAAAGGTTGAAAGTTATAAATGTATGTGTAAACTCGTTGCATATGTAGACGACAAAAGAACTAAAGTGTATTAGGAGGTAGCCATGTTACAAGCACTTATAGGTCCAGTTACTGGGCTATTAGATAAATTTATAGAAGACAAAGATCAAAAAGCAAAGCTCGCCCACGAGATAGCTACCATGTCTGAAAAACACGCCCAAGAGGCTTTGCTTGCTCAATTAGAAATTAACAAAGCAGAAGCCGCCAGTGGGTCAATATTTAAAGGTGGGTGGCGGCCTGCTGTTGGATGGGTGTGTGCTATTGCATTTGCCTATCATTTTATTTTAAAAGATTTAATTATATTTGGTGCAAGTTTTGCTGGTGCAGAATTACCAGAATTACCTGAATTTGATATGGGTACACTTTTAACTGTTCTCGGCGGAATGCTAGGAATTGGTGGATTGCGGACATACGAGAAGCAAAAAGGTTTAACTAAATGACAGATAAACTTTGCATTAGATGCAAGGTGGCGTTGAAAAAAATGGAACTAAAAGATGTTTATCAATGTCCAATGTGCTTGACAGTAATAGAGCTAAAGGATAAGGAAGAAGAATAATGGATGGTGTGAAGGTAGCAGAACATTTATTAAAGAACATACGTCAAAGAAGAGATGAATTATCACAATCTTTGGCAGATGGCTCGATAGCTTCTATGGAAGACTATCGGTTTGCAGTAGGTCAAATACGAGGACTGACTTGGTGCGAAGAAGAAATTAGAACCTCGATGAAAGGAATAGACGATGAGTAAAAAACTCTATGTGCCAGATAGATTACTGGCAAAAAAACAAATTAATCCAGTTCCACCATCTATAGGAAAAGGATTTGGTCAAGATAAAGAACCCAACAAAAATGAAGACGATCCATCAAAAATAGATTCATCTGTTATTGATAGACTTCCACAACCAACTGGTTATAGACTTTTGGTCATACCATACTATCCAAAAGAAAAGACAAAAGGTGGTGTATACATACCAGATGCAACTAGAGATAGAGAATCATTTGCAACAGTAGTCGCTTATGTCGTAAAAATGGGTCCTGACGCATATAAAGACGTAAATAAATTCCCAACTGGAGCATACTGTTCTGAGAAAGAATGGGTGCTTATGGGTAGATATGCTGGAAATAGGTTCAAAGTGGAGGGTCTTGAGTTAAGGCTCATAAATGATGATAATATTATAGCAAAAATACTTGATCCAACAGATATTTCTTATGTATAGTGGAGGTAATGATGAATGAAGCACAAGAAAAAGTAGTAGAGCAAGAAGCTCCCGAACAAAATGTAATTGTAGATATTGACGAGTCAGAAGAAAAAAAAGAAGAGACTCCAAAAGTTGAAGCAAAAGAAGAAGAGCGAACAGATGTTCGGTCTGAACAACCAGAAGAAGAATTAGAAAATTATTCTGAAAATGTTCAAAAGCGTATAAATCAATTAACAGCAAAAAGAAAACAAGCTTTGGAAGAGGCTGATGCTGCTTTTAAATATGCAGAAGAGCAAAAAAAGAAAAATGAAGAATTACAGAAACAACTTACACAGTTAAATACTGGGTACACATCTGAATTTGGAAACAGAATAGAAGCACAAACTGCTCAAGCAAAAAAACTTTATAAGGAGGCTTTTGATGCTGGAGATGCTGAAAAAATGTCTGAGGCAAGTGACCTCATGGCTAAACTCGCTATTGAGAACGAAAGACTCAGAATACAAAAACTTAGAACCGAAACTCAAGGAACTGAAAAAGATGAGGGACAATCTGAAGCCCCAAAGAGGCAGACCCCGCAAAAACAAGAATTAGATCCAAAGTTACAAGGTTGGCTTGATAAAAACTCATGGTTTGGCAAAGACATGGTTATGACAAGAGGTGCTCAAGCTATACATGAACAAGTTGTTGCTGAAGATGGAATAGACCCATCTACAGATGAATATTACATGGAAATTGATAAACGTATGAGAAAAGAGTTTCCACACAAGTTTCAGAGTGACAGAAAAGTCGCCCAGACTGTTGCACCTGTTAACGGCAAAGCCGTTTCTAATAGTGGGCGGAAAAAGCAAATAGAACTAACACCTGGACAGGTTGCGTTTGCTAAAAAAATGAGAATACCTTTAGAGCAATATGCTAAAGAGGTAGCTAAAATTGATTCCAGGAAAGGAGCCTAAGATGGTAGATAGAGCTAACCGAGAGTCTGCAACTCGTGAAAAACAGGAAAGAAAACAAGCTTGGAGACCACCATCAGTTTTAGATGCTCCACCAGCACCTATTGGATATAAGCATAGGTGGATTAGAGAACGAGTTATGGATTATGACGATAAAGCAAATATCCATAAACGACAAAGAGAAGGATATGAATTAGTGCGTGCAGAGGACTATCCAGATGCAGATTTTCCTGTGATTGATGAAGGCAAAAACGCTGGAGTAATTGGTCAAGGAGGACTTTTATTAGCACGGATTCCCGAAGAGATTGTTGAAGAAAGAAATCGATATTTTAGGGATAAAACCAACACACAGATGGAGGCCGTTGACAGAGATTTGATGAAAGAATCAAACCCTGCGATGCCAATATCTAAAGATAGGAAGTCTCAAGTCGCCTTTGGTGGCAAGAGGCAAAGTTAATAAAATTCTTACTTAGGAGTTAAAAATGGCAAATCAAGATGCTGCTTTTGGCATGAGACCAATTAAGATGATAGGGGGAGCCCCTTATACTGGTGGTCAAAGCCGATATAGAATTGCTGCCAATTACGGAACTGCTATATTTCAGGGCGATATGGTCGCTCAAGTAACTGGAGGCGGTGTAGAAGTACACGCTGATGGTGGTACAGTACCAATAGTTGGAGTATTCAATGGTTGTAGATTTACAGATCCTACAACAGGAAAAGAAACCTTTTCCAATTTTTATCCTGCAAGCACAAATGCGTCAGACATTGAAGCTTTTATCATAGATGATCCAAATGTTGTCTTTGAAATTCAATGTAATGCTGCATTTCCAGTTGCAGATTTATTTGGTAACTTTGATATTGTTTATACAAGTTCAGGGTCTACTGTAACAGGTATTTCTGGTGCAGAGTTAAATGTTAGCGATGGTGCAACCACCGCAACTCTATCACTCAAAGCGATTGATATTTCTCAAGATCCAGAAAATAACGATGTCTCATCAGATGCAACTAATGTCTATGTTGTGATTCAAAATCACATATTTGGACAGAAGTCTGCTGGATTAGCGTAAGGGAGATTAGATTATGGCTATATCAAGAGCACAACTCGTAAAAGAGTTAGAACCTGGTCTTAACGCATTATTCGGCATGGAATATGATCGTTATGATCAAGAGCATTTAGAAATCTATGAAACAGAAAATTCTGACAGAGCTTTTGAAGAAGAAGTAATGTTATCAGGATTTGGAAATGCTTCAGTAAAATCAGAAGGTGCAGGCGTAGAATTTGATACTGCAAACGAAGTGTATACTTCAAGATATACAATGGAAACTATTGCATTAGCTTTTGCATTAACAGAAGAAGCAATGGAAGACAACTTGTATGACCAGCTTGGAGCTAGATACACAAGAGCGTTAGCAAGATCAATGGCACACACAAAGCAAGTCAAAGCTGCTGCTACATTAAACAATGCGTTTAATTCAAGCTTTACAGGTGGTGATGGCAAAGAGCTTTGTGCAACAGACCACCCATTAGGTGGTGGTGGCACATTTAGAAATGAGCCATCAACTGCTGCAGACCTTAACGAAACATCACTAGAAAATGCTCTTATTGACATTTCAAACTTTGTTGATGAGAGAAATATGATTGTTGCGTTAAGAGGAACGAAACTTATCATTCCACCTGCATTACAGTTTGTTGCAGATAGACTGCTTGAGTCAACTTTAAGAGTTGGTACTTCTGACAACGATGTAAACGCAATCAAAAACATGGGTATGTTACCAGAGGGTTATACAATTAACCACTTCTTAACAGACACAGATGCGTTTTTCATCAAAACAGATGCACCTAATGGATTTAAATACTTTGAAAGAATTCCATTAAGTACAAGCATGGAAGCTGACTTTGATACAGGCAACATGAGATATAAAGCTAGAGAGCGTTATGCCTTTGGTTTTTCTGATCCTCGTGCTGTCTTTGGTTCACCGGGAGCCGCATAAAAATAATTACATATTTTTTAAGGGGTCTATGCAGACCCCTTTTTTTTGTGTATACTTAAATTACCTTGACGAAGAATTAACTTCGACAATAGCCAAGACAAGGAGATTTACATGGCTAATACAACATTCTCAGGTCCTATTAGGTCTGAAAGCACGATCAAGACTATCAGTAAAAACGCAACTACTGGAGCAATCACAGAGGTAACAACTTTAGGTGGAGCACCAGTTAGTTTATCTGATGGAGATGTAACTTTAACAAATGCAACTCATAGTGGTAGAATTTTACTTGTGCCAGATGGATCACAAGATAATACATACACTTTGCCTGCACCTATAGCTGGATCTGTTTTTAGATTTGTTTACGCTGGTGGAGCCGCTGACGGAACAGATGCCATTATCGTAACACCAGGCAATACAAATTTTTATATTGGCAATATAACTTTTCACGATCAAGATGGTAATGCAATAAGTGCTGTATTTCCAGATGGTAATTCAGAAAGTAGCTTTCAAATAAATGTTCCACAAGCATTTGATGTAACAATAGTTGGAAAAGATACAACTAATTATCAAATTTTTGGTAGCGTGACATCAACGACAGCACCTGCTTTCGCTGATCAATAATAGGGAGGTTTAAATGGCAGACGCAGTTACTTCGCAAACTTTAGTTGACGGGCATCAAACTGCTGTCTTTAAGTTTACCAACATCTCTGATGGATCAGGTGAAAGTGCAGTAAAAAAAGTTGATGTTTCAGCTCTAGCGACAAATGTTAGAGGAGAGGCTTGTAGCAGAGCCACTATAGAAAAAATTTGGTGGCAGTGTAATGGCATGAAAGTTAAAGTGTTATTTGATGCTTCAACAGATGATTTCTGTATTGAGTTAGGTGAAAATCAAAGTGGACATCACGATTACACATCATTTGGTGGATTAACAAATCCAGCAAGTTCTGGTGTAACTGGTGATATTATGTTTACCACAGTGGGTCATTCATCAGCAGACAGTTACACAATCATAATGCAAGTTAGAAAGAGCTATGACTAATGGCTAGGAAGCCTGACAAGCAACCTCCAAAAACTAAAAAGTATTTCCGTTCCACTAAGAGTGGAGCGGGAATGACTAAAGCTGGAGTAGCTCGTTATCGTAGAGAAAATCCAGGTAGTAAACTTAAAACAGCCGTAACAGGTAAAGTTAAAAAAGGGAGTAAAGCAGCTAAAAGAAGAAAGTCATTTTGTGCCAGATCAGCTGGACAAATGAAAAAATTTCCAAAGGCAGCCAAAAATCCAAATAGTAGATTGAGACAAGCAAGAAGAAGATGGAAGTGTTAGATGACCAGTAAAGAATTATTAAAGATGTTAGAAAAACATGAATCTGTATGTAATGCTAGATTTGATGGGATAAACAATAAGTTAAATAAACTTGATACTAGACTATGGGGTATCTATGGAGTTATCATTGGGGTAGCGGTTCTTGAGAAGTTTTTTTAATGGTTATGGGGAGGTCGCAAATGGCACGACAAGTGTCAAAGCCACCTCAGAAAAGGAAGTGGAGTGCCAGTAGGAAGAGGAAGATCAATTGTAAACGACCTAAAGGATTTTCTCAAAAAGCACATTGTGCCGCTAAAAAAAGGCGAAGTAGTAAGAGGTGAGCCAGTAAAAGTATGTCTAAGATGCAAAAAAAAAGAATGGATGTGCAATTGTTGGAAAATAAGAAGGAGATAAATTATGCCTAAAGATGCTTGTTATCATAAAGTAAAAGCTAGATATAGAGTTTTTCCATCAGCTTATGCTTCAGGAGCCATCGCAAAATGCCGAAAGGTAGGTGCCGCCAACTATGGAAAAGGTGGCAAAAAAGCTAAGAAAAAAGCTATGGGTGGTGTAGTTGAGATGAAAAATGGCGGAAATGTGTCAAAGGGTAAAGTCAAACGACCATCTAAAAATCCTAATATTGCAAGGGGTTGTGGTGCAGTTATGAGCAATAGAAGAAAAGTAACAAAGTTTAGATAATGGCTGTTAGAAAAACAAAAGCTGGTTTAGCTCTCAAGCGTTGGTTTAAGGAGGACTGGAAAGATGTTAGGACAGGTAAAAAATGTGGTCGTCAAAAGGGTGAAAAACGTGGCACGCCTTATTGTCGTCCAAGTAAAAGGATTAGCAAGAAAACTCCGAAGACTGCTTCAGAGATGTCTGCCTCAGAAAAAAGAAAACGTATCGCACAAAAGAAAAGATTAGGTCAACCAGCTGGTAAGCCGAGAAGAGTGGCAGCTGCTAGGCGTAGAAAGAAAAAGTAATGGATGAGTATAAAAATCTTGAGGATCAAATTTGTGAAGAAATTCGTGAGTGGTCAAGATTTGCATTAGAAAAGCCAAACAAAAATTATAACAATCTTCCATCTTGTCCTTTTGCCAAGACAGCATGGAAGGATAAAAAAGTAAGTTTTGCTTTTAAAAATACCAGTTCATATTATTGCTTAGATACTTTGATAGATTGTTTCAAAGATAACAAAGACTTAATAATCATTGTCGATATGTGCTTTGAAAACAATGAAAAATTTCACAACCATTTAAGCAATGTAAATGAAAAAATTCACAAAGGTCTTTACAAACAAAAAGACATTTGGTTAATGGGATTCCACCCTGACGATGATGTAAATGAGCTGATAGATGACGGCACGTTTACAAATCTCGTAAAGGAAGAATATGCTTTGATATTCGTACAACGATTAACAAAGCTTCAAGAAAGTGCAAATAAATTGAAGAAACTTGGTTATTATGATAAATATTATAATGAATACAATGTTGAAGATATTTATGAGCAAAGACAACAATACTATAACAATCTTAAAAGGAGTGAAGTATGGCAATGAGTCCTAGAAAAATGATGGCTATGTCTAAAGATTTAGCTAAAGCTGCTAAAATGATGGAAGGCGGCAAAGTCAAAAAAATGAGAGGTGGTGGCATGGCTATGAAACCAAAGAAAATGCGTGGTGGTGGAATGGCAATGAAGAAGATGAAAAAAGGTGGTAAAGCCTAATGGCAACTTCAAGTTCTACTAACTTTGATTTGGATGTAGCTGAGTACATTGAAGAGGCTTATGAAAGATGTGGCTTAGAAACACGAACAGGCTATGATTTGCAAACTGCAAAGCGTTCTTTAAATATTATGCTTGCTGAGTGGGCAAATCGTGGCCTAAATCAATGGACAATAGAACAAAGAACGCAAGCTTTAACTGCAAGCGATTCAGAATATTCTTTAGGTACAGACATTATTGATATTTTATCTTTGGTTGTAAGAAGAAGTGGCACTGATTTTTCAATGACAAGAATTAGTAGAGATGCTTTTCTAAATTTGCCAAACAAAACATCAACGGGTAGACCTACACAATATTTTTTAGATAGACAAATTACCCCTAATTTAAAACTTTACCCAACTCCTGAAAATAGCACAGATGTAATACATTTTGATGCCTTAACACGGATACAAGATGCTGATACTCAGGTAAATACAATGGAGATACCATTTAGATTTATACCTTGTCTTACAGCAGGATTGGCTTATTATATAGCTATGAAAAAAGCACCTGACAGAATACAATTGCTTAAAACTGTTTATGAAGAAGAGTTTGAAAGAGCTATGGCAGAGGACAGAGATAGATCTGCTTTTAATGTTACACCTAAATTAGATTATTATAAGGTAGGTTGATGACTGGTTTTGCTAGTGGAAAATACGCTTATAGGATTTCAGACAGATCTGGATTTAGATATAGGTTAAAAGATACAAGAAAGGAATGGAATGGCTCAATAGTTGGCAAAGATGAATATGAAGAGAAACATCCGCAGTTAGAGCCATTAAAAACAAGAGCAGATGCACAAGCTATAAAAGACGCAAGACCAGATCGAACAGAAACATCAGTTCCAAACATTTTGCCTTTAAATGCTTTTACTGCTACATCAAGTTCAGCCACAGTATCGGTTAATGAGCCTAATCATGGAAGATCAACAAGTGATACAGTTAGGTTTAGAGATGTAACTAATTTTGGCGGCATAGCGGGATCAACAATTAATTCAAGTTCAGGTTTTTCTATAACAAAAGTAGATGATAACAATTACACTTTTGCATCTGGATCAACAGCTAGTTTTACACAGAAAGGTGGTGGGGGGTTCGCAAGTGCTGGACCAGTCACTATAACTAATTAATGAGTTTTACTTTAGCAACTTTAAAAACAGCAATTCAAGATTATGTAGATAATTCAGAGACTACATTTGTCAACAATTTAGATAATTTTATTAAAGGTGCAGAAAATAAAATATTTGAAACTGTTGACCTAGAAATTTTTAGAAAAAATGTTACGAGCACTCTTACGTCATCTGATCAGTTTTTAACAGTTCCTTCCGACTATTTAGCTTCATTTTCTTTGCAAATAACAACATCTGGATCAGAAAGTTTTTTATTACCGAAGGATGTTAATTTTTTAAGAGAGTATACACCAGCAGCAACAACTACTGGACTCCCAAAATATTATGCTAGATTTGATCAAAACAATTTTATGTTAGCACCAACACCAAATAGTAATTACACGATAGAGCTTCATTATTATTATAGGCCAACGAGCTTAACAGCTGGTGCAGATAGTGGCACTACATGGCTAAGTACAAATGCACCTTTTACTTTACTATATGGCTCGATAGTTGAATCTTATGCGTTTATGAAAGGTGAGGCGGACACTATTACAAATTATACAAATCTATTTATGGCAAGCTTGCAAAGGTTAAAAGATTTAGGAGAAGCAAGAGAAAATACAGATGGATATAGAGTTGGTCTACCATCAAGACCGAGAACATAGGAGTAGAATATGGCAACAGCAAACGCAGCAACCACCTTTTTGGAGAATAGGCTTTTAAGTTTCATCTTTAAAAATAACGCAGCATCATTTAGTACACCTGGAGATAGCATTTATGTTGGACTAGCAACGGCAGTGTCTAATTTTAATGACTCAACTGGAGAGTCTGGCGACCCAACAATAACAGAAGCAACTTTTACAAACTATGCGAGAGTACAAGTTACAGCATCTAACTGGACACTAACTGCTGAATCAGCAGATACACAGACAATAAAAAATGCCGCAAACATAGAATTTGCAGCTTCTGGTGGGACAAATAATACTATAACTCATGTTTTTATAGCAACTCATGCAAGTGCTAGTTTAGATGTTGTGGGATCTGGTGGTAATGTTTTGTTTATAGGTGCACTTGATGCAAGTAAAGCAATAGCAAGTGGTGACATATTTAGAATAAATGCAAACAACTTAACGATAGAGCTCAAATAATGGCATTAGTATTAAACGATAGAGTAAAAGAAACTACTACCACAACTGGCACTGGTACGTTTACTTTAGCTGGAGCCGTAACTGGCTTTGAAACTTTTGGCACTGGCGTTGGTAATTCTAATACAACATATTATGCAGTAACATTACCAGGCACGGCAGAGTTTGAAGTTGGTTTAGGTACATTAAGTAGTGATTCTAGTACTATAGCTAGAACAACAGTTATTAGCAGTTCAAATAGTGATAATGCGGTGAACTTTAGTGCAGGAACTAAAACTATATTTTGCACATTGCCAGCGTCAAAGACTGTATTTTTAGATGCAAGTGGTAATGCAACATTAGGTGCAGATTTATCTGTGGGTGATGATCTTACTGTAGAAGGTGGTGTAATTGCCTTCAAATCAAACAGTGGATCACCAGCATCTCTTAGAATGTATTGCGAAGTGTCTAATGCCCACTTTCAAACATTGCAACCACAACCACACTCTGCTGCCGCAGCAAATACATTAAGACTTCCTGATAGTGGAGATAGTGGTACACAAGATTTAGTTGCTGTTGATATCACACAAACATTAACAAACAAAACTTTAACTGCTCCTACTATAACTGGAACAGCAGTTATGGCAGACTTAGATATTTCTGGTGATGTAGATGTAGATGGCACATTAGAAGCTGATGCAATCACAGTAAATGGCACAGCATTAAACACAGTTATTGCAGGCGTAACAGTTACAAATGCAACTAATTCAACAAACTCATCTCATGTGCTTGTAACAGATAATGAAAGCACTGACGAAGAAAACTTAATTACATTTGTAGAAGATGCTACATCTAGCACTGGTAATGTTGGATTAGAGATGGATGGAAATTTAACATACAATCCAAGCACTGGTCGGTTATCAGCTACACAATTAACAGGTACTTTGCAAACAGCAGCACAAACAAATATTACATCAGTAGGAACTTTATCTAGTTTGACAACATCTGGTAATATAGAATTAGGTCATGCTAGTGATACAACTTTAGCAAGATCGAGTGCTGGAGTTGTAACTATAGAAGGCAACACAATAATAACAACAGGTAACTCAGACACACCATCAACCACAACATCAAGTAGTGATGCTGACTTTGTTTTGGTAGATGATGGTGGTACAATGAAAAAGATTACACCAGCTAATTTAGGAATAACCTCTGGTAGTGCATCAAAAGGTTTTGCCGTAGCAATGGCTATAGCGTTATAGGAGTAAAGAATGGCACAAGACTT